CCAAGTTCTCCAAGCTCATTCCCGGCAGGTCGTTGACATACAATCCCGATGGGGGTGTGGTGCTACCGCAGCCACGCAATCCTATGTAGTTGTCTAAGCAGTGAGCCATAGTTGGGATTTAAGATTGCTTGAAGGGGGAGATACGGTCAAGCACTCCCCCACTCAAACAACATCACAAATTAGGAATTTGTCATAGCATAACGCAGAGTTCCGTTGCTACCAGCAAGACGGTCACCGCCATCGTAAGCATCTGTCGGAGTCACGAACAAGCCGTAACGCTTCTTTATGTACAGAGCATAACCACGACCGGTCAAGGACTCAGTATTAGCGTAGCCAGAAGGCAGGCTGCTTGCATCTTCGGGGCAATCAACATATTTCACCTGAAGGTCGAAGCTGATATTGCCCAGACCATTCGGAGTCCAGCACTGAGTGCGAGGATCCACGATTGTAGTGAAGAATGAAGTACCACGTGCGCCAGCGAAGCTACCTACGTTATCGAGACGCTCAACCAGGTGAACGCTGCCAGGAGCGAACATACCTACGTGCTGCGCACCCCAAGTAGAACCAGTCTGACCGCTGGGGAAGAACTGGAAGTTAGCTGCAAGAGCAGAGGGGTCGAATCCGATTGCTTGCGCAAGAGCGTTTTGGTTCTTCTGAATGCTATATGCATGCATCAAACTACCCAATGCCCCCACAAATGCGGGGGTCCCGCAGAACTCGTTAGAAGCAGCATCAGTCAGAAGTTTAGTCAGACCAGTTCCCAGATCGTTGAGGTTGCCGTCCTGCTCGATATTCACGGTCACCGCAGTAGCAGAACCAGTAGCAACGTGCTTACCGAATGAAGAAGCCATCTGAGTGGTCAGTACGTTCTCCATCTTTTGGTAGATACCGTTCATGGCGTGAAGGATTCCACGGAGGTGTTCAGTCATCATCTGAGTAGCAGGCTGACCAACCGCAACAGTGCGTGAAGCCTCTTCGCAATACTGACGAACAGTGTCATCAGCAATCCAAAGACCAGTCTGAGCCACGTTGTTCACGCTCACGCTCGTCTCTTTGTAGGCAGGCTGCAGGTCGATACCGCAGGAGTCAGTAGTAGACACCTGAGCAGCCACCGTGCGTGGCATATATTTAACATTCACCGTGCGATAGTGACCACCAGTGAAGCCTTCCTGAATAGGAGAAGGACGATCAGGTGAAGTCACCAACATATTCAAGAAACCCGGTACAGTTACCTTTTGTCCGGGATAGTTTTGCCCTGCAATAGACTCGAGATGGAGTAGCAGAGCTTCGCAATATCCGTTTGCCATTTTATTTGAGGATAATTTGAAGTTTAATTTTTAGTTCACTCTTGTGTTGGCTTGCGCCCTGCTTTGTTGTCTCTCGACCTTTGTAATTTTTGGCTATTGCCCTATCACGACTACGATTGTTTTTATTGAGACCCTGCACGGAAGTCTGCCAGTGCCTTGCTGATTTGATTCTTAGCAGCAGGAGATACTGGTTTGTTCGGCAGTGGTGTCGGTGTCGGTACTCCGGCAGGCGTGGGCGTAGGTGCTTGGTTATTCACCTTTAGCAGCTTCGCCTCAGCCAGCACGGACTCCGTAAATGTCTTTATGTCTATCTGCTTGTTGTCGATTGTGAATGGCAGGTCAGGTGCTTCTGCGTTGACGAGTTTCAATCCGTCAGCAGTGTATTGGTACTTGCCTCCCTTCTCTCTTAGCTTCTTCTCCCAAAGGTTGCGTGCAGTTGCAATGGTCACCTCCTTGTCCAGGTCGAGTGCATAGTTGTAACTACCGAACATACCTTGCAGTTCCTTGTCGGTCAACTGAGATTGCCACTGTGAGTTGACGCTCTCAACATCCTTCTTGCGAGCTTCTTTCTCTGCATTGTAGAGTGAAGTGAGTTCGTTGATTTTGTCAACCAACGCTTTCTTCTCGCCTCCAGTCGCAGTGATCGCTCTCTCTCTTGCATCCGATATTGCTTTCGCCAGTAACGGTATACGGTTGTAAGTAGATTGCTCGCCAAGAATTGCTGACTTGGTTTCGTCATCGAACTCATACGATTCAAGTACGTCTTTGATTTTGGTGTCAATGGTCGACAAAGCAGTAGCCGTGAAGTGTTTCTTCACTACTGGATTGTACTTGGCTTCGTCCTCTGTCATGAGTTTGCTCTGCATAGCAGAGGCAATAGTAGACGGAACTTGCACGCTTGATAGCGCAGGATTTGTGACCACTGACTTCAATGATTCGTCAGCGTTGTCGATACCTACACGGTCAGCAATTGATTGGATAAATTCAGCTAAATTCATATTGTTTTTTCCGATTTGCTCGGCTTGGTTTTACTCATATCAATCACAGTCTCCTTGATGACTTTGACCTCAGAATTGACTGGCAGGATGTCGCAGACACCATCGATGCCTTGCTTCATCAACATTATCCTGACTTCATTCTCATTTGATGCAGGGAATTGAAACCACTCCTTGCCGTCACGCATTACTTTACAGAATTTCTGATCCATACTTTACAAATATACATTACAAATTAGCGAATTCGTCACGCAGTTTCTTAGGCACTACCGCTGCGCTGACCGGGTACAGTGCATGATTGCAGTTGTAACCTCCTCGATTGATGCGGAAATTAGCAGCGTTCGTGCCGGGAATCATCCCTTGTGGCAGTCCAGTCTTCTCATAGATTGGCACTCGCTCCCCACATACATAGCCATTCACAATGTCCTCAAGCTGGCTGCGGTGGATGTACTCCATGCACCCGGAACGCTTTGCTTGTATAAGCGCATCGCAGAGGGGTCGGCTGGTTTCCTGAAGGCTGCCATCGTACTTGTACCAAACCAATCCAAGATCATCCGTCAGGACTGCGTTATAGTTGGCTGAATATTGGTTCAGCGAGTCGGTGACAATCTGCTTGGTATACTTGACAAGCTTCCCATCTCCAGCATCGGTATCGAGCATGAACTCCCTGACTTGCTCGATGAACTCTGCACGGCTACCACCAGTTGTCACGTTCTTCACAAGTATGTCTTTGACCGGGTCCACGAAGTTCACTCCAATGGCATCCTGACCAAGCTGCTCGACTACGGCTTCCTTTGCCAGCGACTGAATCTGCTCCATCACGGTCGGCACTTTGAACTTGCCCACCGTAGCAGTGAAGTATTGGTTCTGAAGCTTGGTGAGTTCATCATAGTCATCCAACAATAGGTCAAGGTCCTCTTGGTACTTCTTGTCGAAGATGACTCTGTTCAGCTCATCCTTAATACGTGCAATTGTTCTGATGTTCTTGGCAGTCGGCTTGATCTTGCCGTCAGCATCGGTATCGAGGTCTGCGGTGAGGTTCAGCACAACATCATAGGACTGCCGTTGAATCGTAGGCATACGCTCTGCCCACTGAGAGACACGCATCTCAATGAGTTCAGTGATTTTCTCTATGATTTGTGCTTGGGTAGCCATTACAATCCAGCATCAGCAGGAGTCGGGGCAGGAGGAGGCAATGCCCTTCGCTCCTGAGCATATCGCAGCATGACCGCCATCTGGTCAGCGTAGCTGAGATTAGCGAAGTCCTGCACCTCTTCCAAAGCTCTGGTCACGAATTTATTGATGTTAGCGTGTATGATGAGGTCGTTCTGGTCGATAGCGTTATACATCCTTTGCAGACTGATGTTCTCCTCCGGCACTCCTGCAAATGGGTCAAGCTTCAGCTTGAGTACCACCAAGTCCTTCACCTCTGAATCGTTGAACTTCTTGCCTGCAAGTTCTATCTGAGCAGCGTTGATGATTGCCGGGTCAACCTTTGCATTGACCATAGATGTAAGCTCGTCCACCAACACCTTGCCCGATAGCATATCGAACCTTTCAGGCACTGGTATGTATGGCAGCAGCGCACGGATATCGCTCGTCACTCCTGAATATCTCCACGCACAGATATCGTAGATGATCTCGTCCATGATACGCACGATGTCCTCAGCAATGCTATGCACGAATGAGTACAATTCTTCACGATCTACCTGCTTGGCAACCCCTGACTGACTCAGCGGTGTCTCAGCAAGGAACTCCATGTTTATAGCACTGAGAGCATCATAGATATGCTGGCGAATGCGTTCCTCCTGAAGCTTGGCGATATCTGTCTGCTTCTGTACATAGCCGATGGGAGGCGTAGGTATTGCAGGCTCTCCAGCTCTTGGTGCAGGTAGAACAAGATGCTCAAATGGATTGAGTGGCAATAGACCCTTGCCTGAGCAAGACGGACACTTTATAGGTGCTGAGTTCTCCTTTGGTATCTCTCCAAGACCTTTGCATCGACCACACTGCTGAGGCTGCATAGACCACATGGTCGAGTGTATGTGCTGCACGATTTCAGCTTGCAAGTCACTGTACTCACGCAGAGCCTCGTTCATCTTAGGAACGATACCACTGATACGAGACTCGTACAACGCACGGTCTTTGTAGTTCTCGATGGTCATGCCGTATAGATGACGCACTGGGATGTACCCCAAAGCATTCGGCATCTGAAACACCTCACGCACTGCGTAGTCCTTAACCTCAAATATCTGAATGATGTCAGGCTGAATCACCCAATATTTGTCCTCATCATGTTCCTTCAGCACGTAGTACAAGCCTTCCTTGTAGTCAAGCACATCCTCTGAATTGAAGATCATAGGGTACGGCTCGTAGTATTGATTGTCTTGCTTCTCCCAATTGGTAGGAAGAGTCAACACCGCAGCATTCGCATCGATGAGATACTGCTTGAAACACACGCTGAACATCCAGTTGGTTATACTGCCGTTGCGTGGCATCTTGTACATGAGATACTTCTCAGGACTCTCGTCTTCAGCAATCACGGCAGGCAGTTCAGCAGGGAATTGAACCATCCAATCTTGACTCTTGCGAATCTTCATCAGCGAGTTGTAGACCTTCGTGAAGACTGGCTTCGTGATAGGCACAAAGATCTTCTTGCGGTAGTGCTTAATCTCGTCACTCTCGGCAGGTCTGCGCTGGTCAATCAGCTCACCGGGATACTCTCCATCTGCATGAGTCTCCAGCTCTTCGTACATTTCAACGGCATCTTCGTAGTCTTCATGACGAAGACCTTGCATCAGGTACGGTTCGAGGAACGATGGGGAAACTGCTGGCATTAGATAACGGTTCTTTCTGGTAAGGAATTCATCTTATGTGTTACCTTGAAGGTCGGCATATTCATCCGGTAGGATGCATTCTTGCAGAACTCGTCATAGATGACTTGTTGCTGCTTTGGTATCATTCGTCCTCCGACTGAGAAGGCGAGGTATTGCTTCTTAATCTCAACCGCAGACATGAACTTCTTGACCGCAGGTTGCCAGTACGTTGGCTGGTATGGCATCAAGTGAGGCTGATGCCCGACACTATTGAGTGCAAGATTGAAGAATGGCTCATCAGGTTTGTCACCTGCGAAGCTGCGAGTGGTTAGCTTGCCTTCATCGTAGTATTGCCTTGCTCTTACAAATATACTATCAGATAGGTCGGATTTCTTCCAGCAAATCCATTCGCTCGATAGGTCCACCCACTGCGTGATATCATCGTAGGCTTCCTTCAGCTTGTCTGCGTTCACCCACTCTGAGATGCCCTTGTCAGGGTCATTCTCCCCTCTGTTCGCCATCGTCCACTCCACGCCTTGCATCTGCTCCCAGAACTCGCTGAACTTAGCCAATGGGCTGAATATCATGTCTGCATCCACGAACAATGTCTGCTCGTATGGTGTCAGCTCGTTGAGATAGAACTTGCAAACCAGTGGCACGGTCTTGCCGTCTCGTATATAGCACTCGGCAGGAGGCTTGATGATCTTATCGAATATCATGCGCTGACCTTCGTGCAGATGGCTGATACCGACATCATCGGCAATCACGCACACCTGCTGCGTAGGGTCGGCTGACTTGATGCTCAGAGCAAGGTTGTAGGCGTATCTGCCGTACAACGGATGCTTCAGAGCCATTGTTATAATTCCTTTCAGCACGATTTGTTATATAGTGTTGGTTCGTTCACATCAATCAAATTCACTCGACTCTGTGCAAGATTGTATCGTCCGTTCTGACCCCACTCAGGCTCGTAGTCCTCTGCCACGCAGAAGTATTGTGAGCCATTGATTGTAAGGTCATCGCAGAGAATCTGCAAGCGAATCACATCGTGAGTGAGTTCATCCACATAGTCGAACCATGCAGTGCGAATCTTGCTGCTCTGAGCGAAACTCCTGCTGCGTCCTCCGTTGCTGAAGAGATACTCCTCGCTCGCTGCCGGGTAGACTGGGTTGAACTGAAGCACTCGCAGGCGTTGGACGAGTTTGAAGGTAGTGGCAGTGCTTGGGTCACTGAAAAAGAATCCGAAGGCGAAGCCATCGTTATTGCCCTCCACCCAGAACGAGCAATCCCATCCAGTAGTCGAGTAGTTTATGAAGTTCGTGCTGACGGTTTGTTCCGATGTACAACAGTCCGTGACACGCAGATAATAGCATCCATCCTCGATGACCAATGGATACCCATCAGGGTCGATGAGATCATCAAGGCTGAACTTCCATATCAGTCTATCTTGGTAGTACGTGATGGGATGAGTCAGGTCGCTTGAATCGTATGCTTGGCTAATTACATTCAGATTATTGTCAAGCACTTCAAAGGTGTGTGCATAGCACATCTCCTCGATAACTATATCATAGATGATGCCATCGAATAGTGAATTGCAGGTGAAGTTGAGAGGACCAGTCGCTACGTTGTGCGTATAGTAGACAGTGTAGTCTCCGTTGCCGTTAGCCGTGTAGAAAGTGCCTGCTGAGTTGTTGACATACACCTCTCCATCAGTGGAGTTCATGATGCTGAAGGTGATCTTGTAGTGGTTATTGAGTACTACTGATTGTGATGTTGTGATGTTGTTGTTGGAAGCATCGTAAGACTTCAACTGAAAGCCATTCACAGACTCAACATACTGCCAATATCTACCCGATGAGATTGCGGTATTCGGTACGAAGCATTGACCATTGGCGGTCAAGTTGTACGCCTGCACGTCGTTGATGATAAAGTCCGATGTTCCTGCAAAGCCGTATATGACAAGATTCAACCCAACTGCACTACCAACCAAGACTGTGTACCTGCCGTCTATATTTTGATTGATGTTGACACCAGTAACTGTGACTACGTTATAGCTTGGTGTAGTGAGGTCAGAGAATCCTATGTATATCGGATTGACAACGATGTCAGCCGTGAAGCTTATCATGAACACATCACCAGCAGTTCCCGGTAGCAATTGGTAGATGCCATTGTTGGCTATTGGTGGGTTCTGCGCTCCGTTGGCTGACTGACTCCACGTGACGATAGCTCCTACTGGTACGCCAGTGCTAACTACAAATTCATCCCAATTGCCTGCGGTCAGTAAGTTTGCCAAGTCACCATCAACTACATCATCTGTGTATGAACTCCAGTCGCAACCCAAGAACGTACTGCACGCAGTGTTAATCAACTGCACCTGCATCTCATCGCTGCCTTGCATCAATGGTGCGTAGGCACGCTGGTCGTTGTTCAAGCATCCGCTCAACTGAGAGACACTATTGACCGTGAATTGTATAGGTTGATTGGGTATATTAACTGCCCCCATTTTGTGTCGCTTTTGAGGTTGATACGATGAATTCTGCTACGCCATTTGTGTGGTTGTATTTCAGTTCCTTAATCCACCCGAATCTTGGTGACTGACCTTCCATATTGAATTGAATCCTGCCTATAGGATTGGCTAAGATAGTGTCAAATTGTGACTGACTCATAGGGTAGTTGAACCGATGTAGTTGCACCTTGATGTCATTCGGGTCTGCATCGAGGAACACGCCTCCAGTGATAGTTGTGTCTACGCATTGCATGAATGTGTTTGATGCTCCTGAGAGAACACTATATACTTGTCCACCAAATATTGGTTGACCCGGTCCATTAGAATTGGGCCATGAAAGTATTCTCATTCTAAGATAATCTCCAGCAGTCATTGTGATTGCCGTATTGTTTAATGTTTTAACGACAACAGAACCCGGTGAAGGTCCCAATCTTAAATATCCCACGCCATTGAATATGAGATTGGAATTATGTATATCATACGCGTTAATCAAAACATTCGATGCATCGTAATGTTCAAGTAGCATTCTGAAAAGATTACCTATTATTGAACCAGTTCCTGCTCCGCATAGCAATGTCACTTGCGCCTTGAATGTATACACCCCAGTAATCGCTGCCGTATACGTTCTCGTCACTGTGTCATAGTAGTTCCCAAAGTCATAGGACTCGACATCGATGAACTGCTGGAAGTCCTCGTTATTAGTTAAGACAGTATGCGCTAACGCACCACTCAAGTAGGCATACATCTGCCCCTCCTGACTGTTGATGTAGTAACTCGCTATGCTATTTGCAATATCCGGAAGGTATCGCTGGCTGATGTTATCGTTGTTTAACCTTGCATTGTAGTGATATCGTGCAGGCACTGAATTCAAGAAATTGTCATTGGTAGTCCTTCCATTGAAGTCATCGGTGTAGATGCTATCGATGATGAACAGATTGCTATCGTAGTCCTGCACACCAGTCTGAGCGCAGCGTTGTATGATATTGGTACTAACCACCCAATCGCTCGACAAGTCAAGGGTGAGGTCAAGGTTGCAGTTGCCAAGCACGTGGAACTCCTCCGACTTATATCCAAAATAGTCGATGTCATCAGGGAAGTCACTGAAAGTATCATCCGTAGGACTGCCGAACTTAACGATGGCGTAAAGCTTGTCATTGTCGTATGAAGTCACTACCTCATAGACATCCGATGCCGTAAAGACCGTTGTATTGTCATACAGATAGTCGATCGTCTCAATCCTGACTACTGGAGTGGTGAACGGATTCTCGACAAGCAGGATGATGGGGATGCGGTTGTTGATCTCGTTGAAGAGTTCAATGAAGCTAAACTGCACCCATCTGCCGGTAGTGAAGTTCGGCACTACCCCACGCAACCTCTCACCAGTAGTGATGCACAGACCCTCCCAAGTACCTCCCGCACCGAAGCTCGTAGAGGTGAATCCTACCGTATTGTCGGTCATGAAGTCCACCATGTACCTAAATGCTTCCTCCACTCGGCAGGTAGGCACGGTGCGTATCAACGTAGTTCCGTCACTCACCCGGTACACATCAAGGTCATACTGCTCAGTCACCGTGATAGCTTCCTTGTTCTTGGTGTATGCACCTTCAAGGGAGGTCTTGATGCTCTTGTTGTTGTTTATCTTACTGAAGAAGCTCTTGTCATTGACCTTGCAATTCACCGTGCAGGCTCTCTCGTTGAACTCGCAATCGCTCAGGAATATGAATCCATCGAAGATGAGACTCCACTGCTGATTGCACTCGACCTCAATGGTTACTGATACCTGCGTGCAGAAGCTATCGTTGACGCTCAGATTGGATAGATACGCATGACCACTATCAGCGAACTCCAGATTGTACTCCTGATAGAGCAGGAAGAGGTTGACATTAGGGTCACGCTTGATGGTAGTATTGACCTCCTCCCAGTTCTTGGGAGAGTCAACAATATTTCCATCTAACTTGAATCTCATCATACTACCTGCCTCCTATTGTATCCCCTTGCAAGCTCACTGGCGATGGCTTTGCCTACCGTCTGTGCGTTCTCTATCTGCACGGATTTGTTCTTGCTCAAGGCACGGCTCAGTCCGTATGTATCAACGCTTGCTACGACCGTGTCACGCCCGATGCCTGACTTCCCTGCAAGACGATTCAGCACGTATGAATTAATCTCAGCAGGACTGATTTGCTTGTTGTAGATAGCCTCAAGAGTCGGATGGTAGGACTTGTTGCGGTCAGCCGGGATGATTGCCTCACCTCTGTGGACTATTGCATGCATACCACCGTCAGCATCGAGGTTGCCTCCTCCGATGTTCAACGAACCTTCCTTGAACTTAGGTAGTGGCGTAGCGATAATCTTTGCGAGGTTGAGACCACCAACCGCAGCAGCAAGCACTAAGGCAGCAGGAGGATTCTTGGTAGTCAAAGCCTTGACCAATGCTTCAGCAAAGGCAACGCTGGCAGCGAATATCGCAAGTTCTTTTTCTCTCTTCGCAGCAGCTATTTGAATCTGCTTGAGTTTCTCTTGATACTTCTCTTCACTGATGATGCCTTGTTCCTTCTGTTTATCAAGGTCTTCAATCTGTTTTTGAGTAGCATTCTGACTCAACTGAGTAATAAAGTCGAATGACTCTTGTGCAAGACCAAAGGAAATATCCCTGCTCTTTTCTGCTTGTGCCTCTACTCTTGCAAATAATTCTTTATTTAATTCAGCGGATGTCTTAGCTATCGTCCTGCCTACTGGAGCAGTGTTTGCAAGTTCATTATTGATTTTTAATATAGCCTCTTTTACATTAAACGCATCAGCCTCTACAATTCTAAACACATCTTGCAGTCTTGCGAATCCTTCATCACTCAATTGCAATACCAATTCATTAGCCTTTGCGGATTCAAGTCCTAAAGATTTCATCTCTTCAATCCCTGCTTGCAATCTCTTCTTCTTTTCATCCAATATTGTTTTTGTCAACTGAGCCTCTAACACTTGTCTTCTCCTTGTGGATGCCTCTTGCTCCTCTATCAATTTATCTTCATCCTGCGTCCTTGTTTTTGCAGTTCTAATCGCAGCATCTAAAGCTCTATTGATTGCCTTCTCTTTTTCAATTTCTAATTGCAATAATTCTTTCGCAG